CAAGGTCCTTGAGCACTTCGATGAGTTGGGCGTGGTGGTTCATGCCGCGACCCACTCGCCGGTCAGTTGATCCGCGACCCGCCCGTCGTCCGTCTCAAAGCGCAGAACGTCGTAGAGCGTCTGGCCGCAATCGACCTCGCTGTCGTCGTCGGCCTCCGTGAACCGCAGGTGCCTATTGCAGTCGCAGGCGTTGTTGTTCTCCAACCAATCGAACAACACCAAGTCTGCCGACCGTTCGTCGTCGGCAGTCGCGTCGAACCATTGCGACCACCGCTTTTCACCGTCGGATTTCCGGCAAATCAGGACCCGGTACTTCATTCTGCGGCCTCGGCTCTTGGCGGGCGGGCGTCGTAAGACCCTGCCGTGTTCTCAGTGATGGTGTACCGGGTGCGCTTGAGCCAGTTCAGCACCAATTCGACTTCCTCAATAGAGGCGTCCCGCTTAATGCTGTTGGCCCGGTGCGAGATGACCGCAACGTTCCCCGGAACATAACCCAAGCTCGGCACGATCTTGTCCAGCGTGGGCGAGTTGTCACTTGGGCCAATCCTCCCGACGTTTCGCCGCAGAGGTATCCCCAACACCGGGCAGACATCTGGAATTGCCACATCCGCAAGACTTATCGTGCAGGGATAGCCGCCCTTCTTTGCCCGCACCCGCGCGCCGTGCAGGAGGTGCTTGGCCGGGTCATCAATCCTGGCCTTCTTTGCCGCCTCGCGCTTCTTCGCGCCATTTGCCTCGTAATACTTCCGGTAATACTCCGCACGATGCGCTCGGAAATGCTCCTCGTTTTGCTGTTCCCACCGGCGCTTGCGGGCATTAACTGCCTCGCAATTGCGTGCTCGATAAGCACGTCCGATCTCCGCAACACGCTCCGGGTTCGCCTCACGCCAACGTCGAGACTTCTCCCGGTTTTTCTGCCTCTGTTCTTCCGTGCTCAACATCACGCAGCCCTCATGCCAGCGCCATCATCGACAATCAGGAAGCGGGTCTTCTCCTCAACCCATCGGCCCTTGATTTCGCCGGGCTTGCCAATCTGGTTGAAGTAACGGGACTTCACCACGCGGATGGTCGTGTCGGCATCCACTAGGTTCTCCCTATGCACCACGATTCCAATGTCCGCCTTGTTGGAAAATTGGGCGGAATCGGCAATGTCCCAAAGCCCCGGTATCGGATACGTCCCGTCCTTGGACCGCAGCATTTTCGCGGGATGCGCCACAAGAATGAGATGCACGCGGTACTTCTTCGCCAGTTTTTTGAATTGCTTGATGGCGAAGCCAACATACTCCGTCATGGACATGCCCTCCGGCCGGTCCTCGTTTGACATCTCGTTGAACGGGTCGATGACGACAATATTGGCGTCAAACCGAATGATGGCGGCAGCGATCTTCTCAAGTATCCACGCCAACGTGGGGTCATCATCCTCGCCTGGAACGATGAACGCGAAATGCCGGTCAATCCACTCGTCGGCTGCCGCTCGCTCGTCCGGCGACATGGCCCGTTCCATCTTCTCGGCATAGAACGACCGAAGCGCCCGCCGATGATCTACCTGTGGCGACTGCTCAAAACTGGCAAATACCGTGGTCCACTTCTCCCGCTGCGCCATCCGGCAACAGACCTCGTTCACGAAGCTCGACTTGCCGTGACCCGGCAGGCCGGTGACGACGCAAAAGTCGCCCAACCGCATCCGGTAGTGCTCCCACAGGCCCACCATCCCAATGTCGTGGGCCTTGGGCGGGTCTACCGGCGGCAACTCGGACATCCGGTAGACGCCCTCGACCTTGAGCCATTGCGCCCGCCGGATGCTCTCCTGGACGCCCCGGACGCCGAACAGGCGCAGGGCGTCGTTCAGGTCCTTGCAGCCCTTCGGGTACTGGACCCACTTGCAGCGGTGCCGCCCAAGCCGCAGCGACAGGTCGTGCAGCAGGTTCGCCCCCGGCTCGTCGCCATCGACGGCAAGGATGATCTCCTTGCACTCCCGCAGCAGCGGCTCGACTTCCTCAAGGAAGGCGTACTTCGGCCCCTTCCCCTCGACGGTCGTGGAAGGCGCCCCGCCGGGGACCGACACGGTGCGCGGGAAGCCCGCTTGCAGGGCCGCCACGGCGTCCAGTTCGCCCTCGGTGATGATCAGCGGCTCAAGGGCAAGCGTGTCGTCCCGCAGGCAGTCCACGTTCCACAGGATTTGCCTGCCGCCCGCGTCCTGCGTGAACCGCTTCTCGCCCGAAATCGTCCGGTACTTGGTCGCGACCCGGACGCCTTGATCGAGGAACGGGATGCCGATGCAGTCACCAGGCAGCCTGTCGGACGCGCCGACGCCAAGCCTCGCCAGCAGCTCGGGATCGAGTCCGCGCGCTTCCAGGGCCGCGATGTGGTTGGGCGTGAAGGGCCGCAGAATCGCGGACCCCGCCCTTCCATCCGCAGTGCCAGCAGTTCCAGACGATCCCGTCGTCCTTGACCGTGACTGAGAGGCACCGTTCTTTGCTGTGTCTGCGTTCATGTGAGCACCGGGGGCAGGTCGTTCGTTGGGTTCCGGGCGCTATGCGCCGAAGTTGGATGCCGTGCTGGGCAAGGGCGGCGTGCATCAGTTCCAGCCGACCACCTTGCGTGGTGGCTCCTCTGCCGCGCCGTTGCGGTAGTTGCCCTCGATGACCTTGCGGAAGTTGCGCGGCTCCAGAACCCAATCCAGGCGCAACTTGAACTCGCGGGATAGCCACTCCGACGCCTTGGCCTCGGCAAGCATCTGCCGCCAACCGTCCACGCCATGCTCTGACAGACGCGCCCGCAGTTTGACCTTGCGGTCGGGGTCGAGGTTTCGCGGTGTCGGCCAGTTCATCTCCTGTGCCGTCATGACGAACTCGGCGTAGGCGTTCAGAACTTCCTCATGCTCCGAGTCCGACATACTCGCGCGAGCGTCTTCCCTTCCCTTCCCTTCCTTTCCTTTCCCTTCCTTTCCTCCCTGAGCGAGCAAATCAGGATTTGACGCGTGCAAATCTAGATTTGACGCGTGCAAATCTGGATCGGGAAGCGTGCTTTGCGCCTCCCTCGGATTAGGCTTCTGGTGGTCCAAAAACGTCGGGATGTAGGCGAACTCCCCACTTTCCCCATAGACCACAACCAACTCACGCGACCGCAACTCCAGGCACACCTTGTCGATGTCGCACTTGTCGTCAGGCAGATACCGCCGCTTGAAGGCATTGGGCGACCACTGGAGGCGCCCCTCGCGATCCGCCTCGCACCACAGCCCGATGTAGAGCAGGCGCGCGTGAGGACTCAGGGCGCAGATGTCGTCGCTGGTGAAGAAGTCCGGCTTGATGGTCCTAATTCTTGCCACGGGCGGCCTCCTGCTCCTTATCGGCCAGCAGGCGCTCGCGGATGCGCTCCACGACCTCGCCAAGGGGCTGCCACGGGTCACACAAAGCGCGCTCTTGGCGGCGGTGACGCCGGAATTGGACTCTGATAATGTTGTCGTCAGTCATTGGCATTGCCTCCTATCGGCTGCCGGTGATTAGGGATCGCGGGGCGTTCCAAGCGCCTCGTGGTCCCGCCGTCAAAATGCCCGGAAAATATAGCACTTTCGCGGTTGCGCGGACATGGGGAAACAATCGCGCGGGGCATCAGTTGAGCGGCCCGTTCCGGGGACTGCGCGCATACTCATCCGCCGTTTCGGTGAGCGCCATGTGGATCGTCTCGATGATGATGTCGCGCTGGTCTTCCGGCTGAAGCAGCACCAATTCCGCGATGATGTCTAACAGCGACAGAAGCACCTCGCGATCAGACACAATGCGGTCCGGCCCCTTTGCGGCAGCCCTGAAGTCGTTAATGACTTGGGCCATGTGGCGGCGCAATGGCGTCATCAGTTAAGCCTCATCCGTCGCTTCCGGGTGGTCCCCTCGTCCAGCGCAGCCTTCACGGCCTCGCAAACGTCAGCGCGGTCCTTGTATGGAAGTTGGTTGATCTTCGCCGCCATCTCGGTGGCAAGGCCCGACAGGAACTCAGACAGCATCACAGGCTCGCCGGATGCCTCCCTAAGCGCGCACCACTTGTTGCAGAAGATCGATACAGCCTCGGCAAAGGTCAGGCGGTCACTCATGTCGGCGCTCCCAACCCGGCGGCAACCTTCTCGCGCACCACGGTAGCCAGCGGCACTTGGCGCAGGCCCGCCTCGGCAACCAGCCTGCGGAAAACGTCTGGGTCGAAGATCACGGAAAGCCTGGGCGCGGCGCGATGGCCCAGTTTGTGACCCCTGCTCCACTCGCCCCTGGCGGGCTTTCGTCGGTGCGCGTGCGGCTTCATGCGACCTCCAATAGCGACAGGTTCACGGGCCGCCGCGTCCATACGGCGGGGCATTGCTGGGCGTCCCAGCGGGCGACCATCTTGTCGGCGGACTTGCTCGGCAGATGGTGGTTGCGGGCAACGTCGGTCGAGTCGAGCGAGGCGAACGGGTAGATGGACCCGGCGAGGCTCATGCCGCGCAACATGTGCAGCCAGCACGGCGGCGGACCGTCGCCACAGATGGCGTTCATCGCCTCGACCATGCGGTCGTGCCACAGAGCCGACCCGACCACGCGGTACTGCGCCGACGAGCCGATGCACACGCGCGGCCAGACGCCCGCCAGCCGCACCAGACGGTCGATGCTCTCATGCATGTGCCAAACAGGTGCGCCCCGGTCGCCGTGCGGCCATGCCAGTACCAGTTCGTCGTTCGCGTCCTCGTCGCCGTCGATTACGTCGGGGATCACCGCCCATGTGGTCTGGTAGGCCAGCCACTTCTCGGACCAGCGGTAGTACCCATCCCAATCGACCGCGCGGCCAGCTGTCCACGCGCTGAACGCACCGTTGTCGAGCATCACGCTCTGGCCAATCTTGTGGACGTACTCGACATCGCCCGGCGCGGCGTAGGAGACACAGAAATGCCGTCCTGCCAGCGTATCCAGTACGCGCCGGGGCGTGATGGGCGTGCCGTGGTAGTGGACGGTCAAACCGGCGGCCTCCGGTACAACGCCCGCAGGATGGTCAGCAGGTCGTCAGCGGAAAGAACCGCCACCCACTCCCGACCGTTCTGCCGGTGAAACACGCAAGGAATATCGCCAGCACGCCGGTCCTGCTTGGCCTGCTCAAGCGCGGCGTAGAGGTTGAAACGCTCGGTGCGCTTCACCTCGATAAAGACCCCATCAATGTCGTGCCGGATGTCGGGCGAGTCGGGCGAGCCGGAATGCTGCTGGCCACGCTGCGCCTGGAACCCGTGGGCGCGCAGGAGTTC